CTCCTGAACCGCTCGACCAATTACCGTGAGTCTTTTGGTCATGGGTGCCATGCTTCTCAACTTCTTCATAGACGGCATCCCAATATCCGCGAGCAATAATTGAGGCAACGGATTGCTCGGGATAGATAAAACCGCTCTTGGTTCGAACTGCCCCAAGCATGATGTTATTTTCAGTCTTGGTATAAATAATCTCGTTGCCGTTGGACTTACGGTACAAAATGGTTCCTTGAATCATGAGCCGCTCTTCTCAGGAACTAAAGCCTTGACTGGAATGTTTACGCCTTTAGCCTCTAAAGCGCTTTTGATAGATGACACGGTAGATGAATTTACACTCTTGCTTCCATAATCGCTAGGAACTACATAAATCTCTTTGATGTCAGATAATTTGATTCCGCCATATACCTGCGCTTCAGCATATCCCTCTCTTTGTAAACCGCCATGACTTGTGGTCAAGTCATGATGAATTCCAGCAAAACTGACAGATTCATAAGTATGTTTTTCAGAGAGTGGACGCGCTAGGGCATATCCGTCTAGTGAATCAGGGATTGTGTAGGAGGTTCTCTCGCGAACTCCGTCATTTAGCACGACTCTGACCTCACCATACTGGCTTACACTCGTATTGCCTACATTCCATTTATCTCGGTTATAGCCTGAAGTGTTAGGAGTGGTTCCATCGACTTGTACTGCTAAGAATCCATAAATAGGGCGCTCGCTTGCCTTAGTATCTTGAGGCACACCAAGGAAAGCCAACTCACGGGTACGGCGCAGGTAGGGCTTATAGGCACCATTACTCTCTCGAGTCTCATATTGTGTCTTGAATCGTCCATCAGCAATAACTTTCATGAAGTCATCGCTTTCAATGGCTACGACTGGAAACGCTTTTTCAAGATTAGCGGTAACTGTTTTGGTTGTCTTTTCAAAATTCTTGAAATAACTGGTCATCATGGCTTTTGTTTCATCCCTATCAATATAGGGAGTCATAGCCTTCATAGCATCGTATCTGACTTGTTCATTATGGTTAGTTATGAAAATCTCGGCTCGCATGGTCATAGCATCTACAAAGTAATCACCATTACGACCAGTCATACCTGCTTCTTGAGCAATTTTTGAATAGTATTGGCGAACATTTTTTTCATCTGCTCCAATATATCTTTTCTCTATTTCATTGAGAGAGGCTTCCAACTCTTTAGGCAAACCACCAAAATTTTTGTCTAAAATTTCTCTTTTTACTCTACTGGTGGCAAAACTTGAGAATGGTTTATCCATCGAATTATCTACTTCGACTTCTTCTATTTTTTCATATCTACCAAAATCTCCTACCTTGGTCCAGCCTTCAGGAATTTCTTGGTTGTCATAAAAATATCTAGTTTTAGTTTCTTTCTTTCGTATAACAACATCGCCCCATTTGTTCAAAGTGGCATTTTGAAGAATTCCAGCATCACGAAGTCCTTGGAATCCTTCATCATAATTGGTCAATTCGTGAGGCAACCCCGACGAAGCCCATCGTCCATGGGTCTTTTGGTCATGCTGACCTGTCAGGTGTTTGAATACTGGTTTTAGCCCCGGAGCAAAAGTGATGCTGATTGTCATACTGAACCCTCGGGTGGAATTATGACCATCGTACAACGGCAATGAGGATGAACTATTGGCTTTTCCAATCCAATTGAGAAGATGCCATTCCAAGGAACCATCTCGCCATCAAGAGGCGCACAAATATCACAAGTTCGTTCATCAAGGGCGGTCATCCACATCTTTTGTGAAGCAGGGTCCACGATTCCTTCTTTATCCGCTTGCTTCCATCCTTCGTAGCGTCCCTCGTTCTGAGCAATCTGTATCTCGGTCCGAGCAATCATGGTGGCGCGAGCGCTCTTCAATCTATCTGAATAAGCCTCAGCAGATTTTTGTGCTTTCTCTCTAGCCTTGGATTCTTTGAATCCTTCACGAACTAGACGGGTCAATTCTCGGCGTTCGAACTTGACTACCGCATCTGCCCATTTAGGGTGAAGCCCTACAACATTCTTGATTCGCTTTGCTGTTGCTCGATAATCCAACTGCTCATTGAAAGCATCGATAATGATTTTGCGGATTGCGGTACGGGTCAATTCATCAATACTTGTTACCAACTGACCAGCGCGGTTTGCGGCAAACTTGAGAGAGTTTGGGTTTGTCTTATTGAAAGACATCGTGAACTCACCGCGGATTGGCTTAGGTTGCGCCCATCGTGGAATGTTCGTGAAATCCATATTCGCCATCGGGACCTTATTGGTAATTTCAACCTTTGTCGGTCTAAATGCTGGCAAAGATAACTTTGGAGCAATCTCGCGAATCTGTTTGATTGCCTCATTGCCACCAATATCGATTGAATCTAAAAGAGCGCTTTCAATCTTTGGTTGCTCATCTCTGATACTAATAGTGGCAAGAAGTCTGCTCAAAGTATCAGGGTCGAGGCGAGCAATAATCTTTGCTAACTCATCAACCTTGATTTTGTCTGTTGCTCCACGAATGGCACGATACAGAACGCGAGCGAGCGCTTGCTCTTCAGGTGTTAGAGGTAATCGACGAGGTTCGTCTGCCTTTCGAAAATGAAATGGCATTTATCAATCCAAATCGCCGTCTAAAGGTTCCGTTCCTTCGGCTACCTCTAGTTCCTCTTCCTCCATCTCCTCAGATTCTTCTTCTTCAGATTCTTCGCCCGGCTCAAAACCTTCTTGCTCTTGTCCCTGCTCAGGCATTGGAGGCATACCGTAATTTTGTCCATCGTGTTCAGCAGGTGGTAGACCAGCCAACTCGCGTAGATAATCTTCCAACTTAGGGTCAGGCATAAGAACGCCAGCCTGAGCCAACTTAGTAACGAAGTCTGAAATTTCGGTCAAATCAACATGGCTTACTTCGCCATAGGTTAGGAATGGAGCGCGAGATACATCCATGCCATTGAGTTTCAATAGGCGTGGAATTGCGTACTGGTTCATTACCTCAGCAACATTCTTAGCAATTGAATCAACTGCCATGGACCATAGGTCCATCTTTGATGCGCCAAGTGCGTAAGAGCCAACTCGGTCAGAGCCTAGAAGAATAAAGTCAGCAAGAATCGACATCGACATTCTTTGGTCGTAGCGCTGAATAATCTTGTCAGTATCGAACTGACGGCTTCCTCCTGATGAGAGCAACTGAAGGTCAAACATCTTGTGTCCAGCGTCGTCATACATTGCTGGCATGACGATGCCTTCTTGCTCATTGCGCTTGATAGATGTAACGATTTCTTTGATGCTATTGAGAACTGATACTTGGTCGCTGGTTGCCGCAGATGAAAGATATTCAGGTGGGAGATACGCAACTGGCAAACCTGCTAGGTCACGCTCGATACCGACTGCTTCGATTTCTTCAATACGACGCTTGAAGAACCAAGGACGATATGCGTTACGAAGAATTGAGCGACCTTCAGGGTTATTTTTAGCCGTGGTTGTACGGAATAGCAAAGCCTTCTCAATTGGTATGATGAATGTGCCACCTGTTGATGGGTCTACTTGGACCATGGCTTGAATTCCGCCATCCTCATCGATTTCCCAACGGAACAAAGTTTCTTGAGCGCGAATTGGCATCTTGCGCCAACCGATTTTTCCATCATCATGCTTTGAGCGAGATTGTGGATTCTTGCTATCTCCACCGCGCTTCTTGTAAACAATCTCATGATATGAGTAACCGAATACAAGCATGGAAAGAATCTGTGAAAGTGTTTGGTCCCACGAATCGCTCATGTCATGGAGACATGAATCTACGAACGCGGCAACTTCTTTATCTTCAGGACTAATTTCTCCGTCCGCTGAATCATCCTGATATGGGTCTACGCGCCATTCAAGGCGAGTAATAACTTTTTCAATTGCGAATAGCATCGACCCGATTGTTGGGTCATTGTCCGCCATCTCGCGATAAGTCTTGGCACCGCGAATACCTCGGAGATTTGTGATGAACTCTTCATATACGGTTCCACCTGAACGGCGTAAACCCGTAGAGCCAATCTCCTTGAGGTCAAATCTCTCAGCCATTTATACCTCGCCTAATCCTTTTGGGCTAATCCAACGACAACTTTGATAGCCTGTTCTTCATTGAATCCCGCTTTGACTAACTCCATAAATAGTTCATGGGTTTGAACAGCGAAAGCCCCAAGTACAGACATGACTTCTCTACTACTGTTATTAGTAAAGTCGTCATACACCTCACGATTATAGCGTTAGGTGAATTTTGCCCTTTTATTCTCCGTCTAAAACAAACTCGAATGAATTCAATCTGAACGAAGCAACTTCCATCGCCGCCTTGCGAGCCAAATCCTTTGTACCAGCCTGAGCGTATTCACGCTCTTCCGCTAGGTTGCCAAGAGAATTGAACGAACGGAAATTGATTTTGAATGGCAATTCAAATTCAGTCTGTGTCAGATGTACTTCAATGAACTCGCGTGGAGCAATCTCCATCGAAACAAATGGACGACCGTTTTCGGACACGACAGTTTTAGCGTTCGGAAGTTCCGAGACGAAATAATCAGTCCAAGCCATTTACAACTCCTTTCGAGAGTTTTTCAACCCCAATAATACCCTATGAGGGTTAGAAAGGAAATGACTCAGGAACTTCGGCTTCCTTCTTCCAAGTTGGTGCGCTCCAAGGGTCTACTTCCATATCCCCTTGAGAATTACGCTGGACGGTTACAACATTGGCGATATGGCGCTTGAGGTCCACTCCGACATTGAAAGCGGTTACGACCATGCGACCCCTCTTCTCGCCTGTGTTTTTATCCTCCCAAGATTCCCAAGTGGCATTACCCGAGATAATTACGCCCATACCCTTTTGAAGCGATTCGGCTACATTCTCAGCCAGTTTGTTCCAGCACTTGATTGACCAAGGTGTGACATCTGTGTTTTCCCAAGTGCCATCTTCTTTCTTGACTGATTTAGATGCGATGACTGTAAAAGATGCCATTGCTTTTCCATTAGGTGTAAATCTCAACTCAGGGTCAGATGCGAGATTTCCTGTGATAGTTACTTGACTCATGCTATATGTCTCTCATTCGTTATTGGTTTGGCGATTATGTTTAGTTTTTTTCGTAATCTGTCGCGTTCATTCATTGTTGTTCCGCCCCATATTCCGATTACTTTGTAATGTAACGCATAGGTCAGACAATCTTCGACAACTACGCATTGCTTACAAATCTTCTTTGCTAAAAGGTTCTCCGCTGTCAAAGGTTTCTCCTCCGCGAAGAACATCTCCGTATCTATCCCCCAACAACTCGCTCCCTCGAAATTCCATGGCATCTTCAACTGGTTCATCTCCTACGGCTAGTCGGTGTGGGGAAGTGGCATCTAACTTAGCCAAAACTCTTCCGTTTTTCCATACCTTTCCTGCCGCAACTCCATCAAAAAAATTCTGTCTTGGTTTTACCCAATCATCACAATCAGACCAAAAAGGGCAACTGCGACAATAGTTCAAACCAGTCATTGCCAAGTCAATTTTGTTTTGGTCAAAGAGCCAAGGGTCCGCTTCTCGGCATGGCGCATCATCAAGAAATTTGTTACCCATGTTGTAATTTTATCTTGAAGGCTCAAGGTTTACTTGAATGTTTTTAGCCGTGTCGCCAAATCTTTCTACAAGTAATTTCTTTAGTAACGCTTCGCGCTCTTCATCAATCTTCTTTTGGTTTATCTCTAAGTCCGACATCATCATTGTCCTCCCATGTTTTGATTGCGTGATGAATCAATCCTTGATGCCGCCAATCAGGATTTTGATTATCCGCAAGCGTTAGTGTCCAGTAATCCTTATCGCCTTCGCCCATCCACTCTGATACAAGAACCCATCCTGTACAGATTGCTGGTTCAATGAAAGCGATGCGCCCCAATTCAGCGAGCGCATCGTCAATCATCGAAGGTTTAGGTTGTTCCTCATCTTTCATGTGGTGAGGTTAGTACCAAAAATTACGACTCCAAAAACGCCACGCCGAACATGGGTCGGAATAGCGAGATTCGATATAAATGAATCCGCGCCGAATTTGTTCCTCGACAGATGACTTTGGGTCCAGCCCAAGTATCTGAGGAATTCCTCCAGCATTTAGTTTTTCGCCATTTTGGTATACAGGTTGTTTGTTATAGGCATCAGGACGCCAATTACTTTCCTTGGTCCATAGAGACTCAAGGCATTGCCATTGGGCTTCAGATTTCCAGCCCCATGCTGGCATTTGGTTGCGAGCGAACTCTTTCGCAACTTCAGGGTCGCGCTCCAGTAAAACGGGTTTCATAACTACCTCAACCTCGGCGTGAGCCACAGGGTCAGGTGGAATGTGAAACGGGTTGAGGATTCCTAAACAGACAAAGAAGAAAAGTAACGGAATCGGACGGAGCAGTTTGTTTTCATAGAATCGCATATTCCTCCAAAGTTAGGAGCGAACACTTCTGCGCTAGTGGCTCTAGCGATTCCATGCTGTCGGTATCGGACCGACGACGCTTTGGCAATAAGGTGTTTTGCGAACCTTAGTTTTAGGGTACATCATCAAGATGAATGAATGTCAAGGATATTTTGGGCGCTTGGTGGAGGCGCTTCAGGAACGCAAGAGAGAGGACGGACGCGCCCCCGAGCATCAACTCCACCAAGCATGGGTACCCGAAAGGTATGGTACCCGATTATGCGAATCGCCCCACGAACCTAAGAAGCGGTCCGCGGAGCGACCCTATTCAATCTCCAGCGGTCTCATGTCCTAAACGGAAGAGAGTCGATGCTGGAGACCGAATCCTTTAGTCCAAGCGACTTCCTCCGTAAGCACGGATTCCGTACTTTTCTAACACACTCGCAAACGCACCAGCGTAAGCGCTCTTCAAATCAACGGATTGACCGTAATCGGAAATCCATATTTCATAACCGCCACCGTAAGCCTTACCACCGATTCCCTTGGACTTTAGGTAATTCACGAAACTACCGCGAGCAGGAAAGATGGAGACCCATGCGAATCCGCACAAGCCATTTAGAACATAAGTTGGTTTGCGATAATCAATATCGTTACCAAGTGGCGTAGTTGGTTGCCCAACTATGAACTGCGGAAGTTGAACAGATTTTGTTGCTTCAACTCCTGCTTCATGCGCTTCTTTGTAAATGCGAGCGCACTCAAGTTTTCCTAACTTTGGTGTCTTTGTTACTTCAGCCATTTCGTTCTCCTCTCTAAGAACAAGTCCAGTATATCAAACTAGGGTTAGGAATACAAACCCAAAAGTCTTTTCTTTCGAGCGCGTCGCTTATCAGCCTCTTCTTGGAGCGCCTTCTCCAACTGCGCTCGCCGAATAGCCCGTAGGGAGGCTTCAGAGACCCGTAGAGGCTTGTTTCTAGTGAACCACGATAGAAGATTCATTAGAACCACTTTCCGCTCTCTATGGACCCCACAATGCCAAAAGCCAAGATGATTACTGCGTAGAACAGGATTGCTTCCGTATTCTCTGCCCATCTGCGACCCTTGGCGGTCAATTTGATTCCTCTCTTGAGCAATCGTTCTTCTATCATGCTGTCCTCTCTCTCTTGATTGGTCGAACTAGACCGTAAGCCTCAAACGAGGCATCGACCTCGCATTGAAAGCAATACGGCTTACCCTTCACAAAGGTAATTCGAAATTCGCTTCCGCAACTTGAACACTTCATACAATCACCACCTCGAATTCATTCCGTCCAGTAAATACGGCAATAATGTCTCGCTTTGAAACTTCTTTTTCAAGCACCACGCCCTTTTTGCCGAATCGTGTCGCAAACCATTCAGCCTTGTCTCTCTTCAAGGTCCAAGAGATTCCATCTTCATTCAATCCCTTTTGGCATCCTCGATAAATCGTGACGGTATCTGCTAAAGAATCAAAAGCCATCTGCTCGTCCCAATCCATCAAGTTATTGCGACCTGAGCGACTAGAACTGAAATATCTACGCCATTGATTGAGATGCGCCCAACCATTTTCAGTATCGACCCAAAGCGAGCCGAGCAACTTCCAATATCGGTTATCGTCGAGGTGTTCTACTACCTCAGCAAAAGCGCTGAGTCGATATGGTCGCTCATGTAGCCACACATATCTTTCCCAATTTTTTTCTTGAACTGCTTTTTTGACCATTTTCAACTTCACTTGATATTGGTAATTGGCTTGACCACCTGAGAAAAATGGCACTTGATAAATCAATGGATGGCGCAACATGGCAAAAGAATCTTCTTCGTAATATGGAAGAAGGTCAGGGTGAAGTGGCTCATGCTGTTTCTGAATTGCCTCATAAAGTTTGGCATAATCTTTTGGGTCTACTGCGAAATCAGGTTTTGTCATTAGTCCCTCCTCTTCTTAGCCTTATTATCCAGTATTTTGAACTGTTGTTCAAATGTGACACCGTGTTTCTCCGCTAAAGATTGGCAGATGATGTCTGCCTTTTCTTTGGCTTCAATAATCTCTCGCTTTTGCTTCTCGATTGATTCTTCGCTGTGAGGTGTTCCGTCGAAATACTCGGTAACAACTTCGCGATTGATTTTCCATTGAAGGTTGAACCACTCTGAGACCGCTGAGCGCTCGGTGCGAATGACCTCGGTGTACTTGCCATCTTTGAAGTAAAGGAACTCGCCTGATTTAGTTGGAGCGTTTGCCTTCTCCTTAGCAATTCGCTCTGCCTTCTTCGCTTCGCGCTCTGCTTTGGCTTGAGCCTTAGCAATCTTGTCAGCGGTAACGATTCGGCTTGGGCGATTTAGAACTTCGGCTGGAGCGCTTGGGTAGCAGACCGTACAAGCATCTTGACCAGCATCATCGACGATTGTTTTCTCATCATCATTGCTGTACTGGACCAACCATTGATAACGAGTAGTTGGGAAGCAAGTCGAGCAATCCATTGACTTGTGAACATGACCGTTGCTGTTGATTACCAAGAACGCTCTTGTCCATGGGTCTTGGTCGTAGATTTCGTCTAACTCGCAGATTTGTGAAAACACTTCACGGAGACTTGCTTTGATTGTTTGAATCTTGTTTTCGTACTTTGTGATTTCTTCAACTCTAGTTGGATAATGCTTTTCGTAAAACTCTTTTGTATCTTGAGCGCTCTCTAACTCATTGCGTAAACTCCAGCGCTTGTCATAAAGAGCAGATAGTTCGGTATCAATCTTGACTGCGAACTCCTTGGTCACGCTCATTGGGTCTCCTCTCTTTTACAACCCCAGTTTAGCATTATTGGCGCTTAGTATCAAGCCATGCTGTAAATGTCCCGACAGATGCGACCAACTCGTTTGCTATCTGACCAGCCTCGCTGGATTCTGAGAAGTCGGTGATTTCTTTATTCTTCATGATGCCTTCAGCAAGGCGCATCAACTGACGAGCGTAAGCGAAATCGCTTCGGACCTGAGCCTTTGTCACTTTGTCCATGTCATCTCCTTTTTACAACCCCAGTTTAGCAGAAAATGGGAAGAAGGTACAATTAGGGCAATCGTGTCCTGCGTGACCCCTAGCAGGAGTCCCAACCTTTGCGTCTGTCACGAATTCTTTTGGTCTCGTTCATCACCTTTTGGTGGATGCTCATGCCTATGTCCGATTCGGCGAGCGCTGACGGGTCATGGCAGGGCGTGGTCAATGGCAATGTTTCGGGAGATTCGATTCAATTCGATTATCGCGGCGGAAGCGCGACCTATTTGACTACGGTGACCGATGGCTCCACGGTGACCGTGGCAATCAATAACACCATCGCGAACTGTATTGGTCGTTGTACGCCCATCGCTGATAATTGGAGCGTTTCAATCAATGGTCAAAGTTTTAGTGGCAATGCGATAGAGCAAACTAGCGTGAACGCTGTTGCTTCAGGTCAAGTAACAATTTCTGTATCGGGAATTGATAACGGTTTTTGGGCTGGATGGTACGGACCAATCTTTACGATTTCGGTGAGTTCCCCTGCTCCTGCCCCAACACCCACCCCCACCCCTTCGCCAACGCCTGAGCCTTCTGTGTCTCCGACATCTGATACTCCGACTGTGACTGCTTCTCCGACACCAACTCCTGAATCTTCGCCTTCGCCCACTCCGACTGCTTCTCCTGAACCCTCTCCAAGTCCAAGTCCCGAGCCTTCACCATCGCCTTCGCCCACCGCAACTCCGACTCCAGCAG